TTCGTTCATTACTCAGTTCTTCCTACCATCTCATCGTAGCGGCGATTAAATAAAGCGATAGCGCTTTCCTTCTGTTCTTGCAGCTTTTCCTCAGTGTCCTGTAATCGTAGACGCAAAGCAGGGTCTGGCGTTTCAAGAATCTGGGTTCTTACTTCATTCAATCTTTTATTAAGAGACCTTATGCGTTTGTCAGTGGACTTCATTCGACTGTTCATTCTTATTACTGACAAGTTATCTCTACGAAACTGAACCCGGTCAGGGCCACGCAAATTATCTAATCGATTTATTACCTGTCGGATATTATCTCGCCGATCATAGTAATCACCCTGACTCTCCATCAGGTTAGCTTCGCCCATAATTTTTCTTATAAAGGGAATCTCACGAGTTTCTATTTCCTCGCCTGATTGTAATTTAGCTATGAGCTGCCCTGCACGTTTCGCGGTTGTCCCTGCCGCTCCTGTAAACTGAGTAAGCAGGTGATTAGCTATGTCTGGACTTATATCTATCGGGCCAGATTGTTGAAGATTGCCGCCCTCGAAAGGCCCAATGGTCATCTCGTTAAGAAACTCAAAGGTATTCTTTAAAAACTCAGGAGTGCTTCGCATGGATCGCGAACTAGCTGGCGTGGGTGGCGCAAAAGGAAAATCCTCTCTGTAGATAGGCGCACCAAAGTGATTCTCATTAAAGAAAGCTTCTACTGCTGGCTTAACAATTTGTGGAGTAGCTCCCTTAAAAGCAATCAAAGCTTTATTTTCAGAAGAAGAAAAACCCACTGGGCTAAAAGAACCGATGGCTGCTGATGTGAGGTCAGAGGCAGCCTGTATTCCTGACTTCTCACCACTTAAAACCTCCGCTGAATTCAACCCAATCAAGTGAAGCACGTTGTATCCATAGGGAAGAGGTATCTTCCAGTAATCTTTGGGGTCAGCTTCAGGATCAAACAAGTTTTTCATTATAATAAGATTTCTTTCTTTCTCATAATCAGGAATATTATCGTAATAAGTTCTTCCTGTTCCTTCTTCCTCGTCACTAACCTCTTGATTAAGATAAGTAATTAACGCTCCAAAGGTTGCCATTGAAGCCATCATGCCTTGCTTTCTTCGAGAAGACATACCTCTGGCAAAGTTAGCAGTACCCTGTACTGAGGCATTAAAAAACAAATACAAAGCGTTAAGTAACTCACCACTGTTACCTTTTCTATTGAAGTTAACCGTTAAGTTTTTCGCAAGAGTCGCCGCTTGAGCGTCAGCTTGTTGTTCTGAGACACCTTGGTCTAGTAGATATTGTCTTGCTTTTTTGAACGTAGCAAACCTTACGCCATTTTCTACTGCACCATTAGCGTCCTCAACCAAACCTGTTACTGCTCTCCATTTCTTGCGTACACTCCCTGTGAAAGTACCTCGCGCCATTTGGTCTAACACATTGATATCATCAGCTATTTCCGCAGGACTCTTTGCGTAAAAGAAATCTGTCTTTGCTCCAGACTCCAGATAAGTATTCCACAATTTATTGTTTTCAGGACTAAGCTTTTTCCCTCTCAACCCTTTGTACACTTGACCAACACTTGGGAGTGTATCTTTTATAATCGCTCTCTTTAATCCTTTGATCCCTTTTGCTTTACCGCCCTTCATGCCTTGTTCGCCTACCACATTAGCAAGCGCTGTCTGAACATCTCTAGCAAAGTTACTGATAACAAACTCAGGGTTATAGCTCGTATTCACGGCAGACAGAAACCTGTTCACTCGTCTAAGTATTCGCACTATCGCCCCAGACTGATCTACATCTAACGCAGTAAGCGCATCTCTTAAACGCTTATCGTAAATTAAAACATCTTTCTGCTTACCATCAATCTTTACCCCAATAGAAGTCATTCCAGAAGGAATCTTTTCACCCTCTCCCAGTATCTCCCAATAGTCTGGATTAGGATTATTCTGAACAAGATTGTAAAGTCTTTCTCCAAACTGTTTATTTTTTAATCCCCTGATTATTGTAGAGAGTCTTTGTGAATAGGCGTTGGCTAAGGGGTCGAAAGCTTGGCTTCCTGTGCGTCCTCTGATTTTCTTGCCCTCAGCTCCTTTCGTGCTAAGCTTTTGAATTCCTCCAGCGCCTCTAGCGTTTTGATCTATCTCTTCTTTTCGAGACAATGGTGCAGCAGGGTCTTGTTTCTTCCCCTTCATGGGAACGTAATACTTAAACTTATCGGACAGCTCTTTAAACTCTTCTCTACTGATTAATCCATAGTTTAACTCATCGTCCAAAGCAGCTTGATTCAAAGCATCAAAATCTTGAGCTGCATTTAACATGTCAGCAGCAAGCTGATTGCCTCCCACCCAAGAACCGCTTTGGTTATCCCATTGCATTCCGTAATCTCTAGCCATGACTTGCTTAACATAAGCATCAGTCAATCTCTCGCCATTGAGTTCTCCAGAGCCGCCATCTACTAAATCAGGATTGTAATCATTAGTACCTTTAACCGATTCGTTTCTTTTTCTTACGAAATCGTTTCTCTCTATGGCATGACGCAAAATTAAGAAGTCGTTGAAGTCTTCTCTGGAAATACCCAGATCGTTTAACTTACTAAGAAGGGGTTTTATTTCATTATCTTCAATCATTTTTATCTGGTTGCCAGCCTTACCGCTAATGCTTTCTATTCCCAGATAAGCAGACTCAAGCGTGGGGATAGCTTCTAATCCTGCCGCTGAAGCTATTCCTTCCTCAACTCGCAAAAGGTCTAAATATTTATCCTGAACATTAAACCTCAGACTGTCGAATGCTTTATTTTTTTTGTACCACGAATCGGACTGTGTGGGCTTTTGCGTTCCGTTAACAAAATTAGAACCAGCAATACCGCCAGCCTGAGAAGAAACTGCTTCTGCAAATCCTCTAGGCATTCCAGTGCCACGCAAAAATCTCAAGGCTGCTTGTTGAGCGTTTGCCACTTCAGATGCAGCTTGGCTCTGAGTCATTTCCGGGTCGGTTACTGTTCTTCTTGACTCGTCAGCAGCAACACCACTCTGCCGGGGAGATTCTTCGACTTCGGCTGAGGGAAGAGATAAGGGTGATTGAAGAGCTTGATTTTGCAATTCAACAGCAGCGTCATATTCTTGGACTAAGGGAACCTCTACAGATTCTCCGTAATAGAAAGGATCGTGAACAAAGAAATATATCTCAGGCTCACCGTCACTAAATTTTCTAAAGGTATCCTTATCCCAGTTTGGTGGAGCGAACTCGTCATTCCAAGGAATTCTGGCTACGGGACGGAAGCCTACCCTACTGTATATCTTTGGAAGATAAGTATTGAAAGCATCAAGCTTTTTACCGCCAGCCTGAACTGCCGCCTGTAGAAGAGCGTAAGAGCCGCCTCTAGGCTCTGACTGACTAGCAAACACAGCAACAATATCGCCATCTGGCTTGATGGCAAAACCACTACCGTTAGGGGTTCTATATAATCTGTATTTAGAAAGCTCTGAGGGTTCTTTTATTTCTACTTGGGCTGCATATTTATGTCCAGCCATAGCAGCAACCATGTCGTTGTAATAGGTGTCGGCTTCTAACTCAGCATCTACCTCAAAAACCTGAGGTAAAGACAAGCCTGTATCTTGATATACTGCCGCATTCTGGGAAGGGTCTAGGGCTAAAAGCCCATCTCGTCCATCATCTCGGCTAATTCTTCTTTCGTAAGGGCCGGATTGTCTGCCATAACTTCTGCGTATATAGGCGCTCTCACCTCTTCTAGCTTCTGACTCTGCGTAAGGTCTTGCGTTTTGTTCGCGCCTAAAGTTCTTGATGAACTCTGCTCTTTGTTTGCTTGTTTCATTTTCTACTCCAATAGCGTCTGGGGTAACTATATCATCGTCAGTTGTAACTTGTAAAGTTTCAAATAAAGGCAGCTTAGATGGACTAGCAAAGTCAGAAAACATATTTATCTTCTGATACAGGACACGCCTGTCTCCAGCGTTCATAGTCTTGTAGCTGCCAGCTCCAGTAAAAGCCTTTATCAACGGCTTCATTTCTTTAGATTTGATGGAAGATGCTATGTTCTTTTCTTCAAGCAACTCACCCAACGTATCCAGCGACACCTCAGCAGGTGCGCCTTCGGCGAATTTGTAAACGCCTTGATTGAGCAGTGTTCGTGCTTTTTTAGGAGAGCCTTTTTCGCGGCGTGATATGGGGATGGATGTGCTTGAAATAGAGGCGAGATATTCTACCTCTGGAGTGATGTCTGCTTGAGGGTCGGCAAGATTACCAAAGTTCTTACCTAATATTCTTCGTGCTTCAGCCATAGAGAAGGTGCTTTTCTCTGGCAATCCTTTCTCTCTACGCTTTAAATTTTCTCGCTGAACAGGAGTAAGTAATCGCATTTTCTCTGCGTTACTTTTAGCTCGGTTAGCAGGAGCGCTTCGCGTGAGGTAATACTCAGCTTGTTCCAGTGGTAACTTCTGGATGGCCTGTCTGCGTCTGTCCTCTAATATTGACTCGTCAGTAGCAGCGTCAGCCGCAAAGTTAATCTCGGCTGCTGTTACTTCATTGAATCGTGGGTTCAAGACTTTGGAGCCAATGACTCTGTAGTTTGTCAGAGTAGAAGTATCAGCTCCAGAGAGACCGCTTCGGTTAATACTTTCGTTGGCAGCTAACGTAATCTTCTGGTCATTCTTGCGCTCGTTTAGACGAAAGGCAAGCTGTCTTGCTGGCTCAGCCTCAGTTACTGGTGCGCCATATTCACGTCCATCACTGCCTTTGATTTGATACCCTCTGCCATCAGCAGTAGGCTCAGAGACAAAGCTTACAGGCTCTCTGGGGTTCGTCTGCCGTATTATCTCGATAGACTCTTCCTCTATGCCTTTGACATCTAAATCTCTAGCCGGAAGAGGCTCTGGCTCAGGAACGGGTTCAGGCGTTGGTTCAGGCTCTAAGGATAAGTCTACTGCTGCATAATCATCAGGCAACTCAGTAGTATCCAGATCACCAGCCATTACTTCGCCGATTGAGTCTTGAATGGCTATCTCTTCTTCTTGTTTCTTCTTGAGTAGCTCTGCTTGCTCCTCAGCTCTCAGACGATTAGCCTGTCTGTTAGCAGCGGAAGTTCGCAACCCTACGCCACCTCCCAATACTAGCCCAGCACCACCCTCAAAGACGCTTTGACCTACCACTCCCTCCATCAGATCAACATCAAATCCTTTTCGCTGTCTGGCTAGATTAGAGGCAAACTTCTCTTGTCCGGCTTGTACGGCTTCAGGAATAGATTCAGCTAAAGCTCCGCCAACAATCGCTCTACCACCAGTGGGTAGAGACATACCAGCTCCCACGTTCTTGGTAACAAGATTACTAATTCCCCTTTCGATACCTAACCTGCCAGCAGCAGCGCCAAGGACACCGCCCAATGCTATTTGATCTATGTTGTCACCCATGTAAGCTTGAGCTTCAGTAGCTATTTGTTCGGCTTGTTCTGGGTCAACGCCAGCCTTGATATACTCATTTGACACAGCGTCAAAGATTGTTCCTTTAACCAGACCAACTCCAGTGGTAGCACCTAACGCTAACGCCGGGGTAGCTGCTCCTCCTGTTAAGATGTTAGCAGCAATAAACGGCACAGCAGTTCCACCGAACTGCGCCAAGGTATCAGCAGGAGCTACAGTTAATGCTTTGAGTCCAGCTTGGACTTGCGCTCCGAATCCTTTCCCCTCAGCATCAGCAAATATCTGGGCGATTTCTTCTTGTTGATTTCGAGAAGCAGCGGAAATTAAAGAACCCAGATAATCTTCTACACCCATCAGGGTATTAGCCACAGGGTTATCAGCCCCAAATGCCTGAGTACCCATGCGAATTAACTGAGTAGCGCCCTGTCCTGCAAGAATAGGAACATCCAGAGCCTCTCGAAACATGCTCGTGTCTTGAGATTCGCTGGTAGATACTAAGTTTGCAGCTATGTCAGAGTAGTTGTAACCAGCCGACAAAGCACCTTCCAAATTAAAGTTTAACTTGGGGGCTAAAAAATTAGCTATATCTTGATCGCTGTAACCAGCTTCTCTTGCTCCTGCGTAATCAAAAGCCATTTATCTTATTGACCGTAAAAGTTATCAAGAGGAGGAGCCTGCACAGTATCGCCTGAAGAGGCGCTTCCTTGTGGGACAGGAATAGTTGGCACAGAATATTGAGAAGCAAAAGCATTAAAAATCATAGTGTATCCTCTCCTTCTAGCTGCCTCATCGACATATTCATCAGGATCAAATATATCACTTACGACTCTTTGCACTGCGTTTAGTCGAGCCACATCATTCCTAGAATTGAGGTCTTCATTTTGTTCAATAATAGCCTGAAGTCTTCTTTCGCTCAGATCAAGTCCAGCTATATCTGCAATAATCTTAGCCCTTCTATCGATATCTTTATCTTGAGCTGCCATCTTCTGGGCCTGAAGCGAAAGCTCGTTACGCCTTTGCTCTCTTTGTCGTCCTGTCATCTCGCCAATACCAGCATCAATGCCTGCACCAAGATCACCCTTGGCTATTCCAGCACCGATTCTGCCGATAGCCGCGTAAAACGCATCGCTTCTTGCTTCAGAACGAGAACGATCTATTAAATCCTGAATTTCTTCAACGCGAGATTTTGTAAGGTCTTGCCCCTCATCCATTACTCTTGATAAGTCAGCGTTAATAGAGCGAGTTACAGCGATGTTTTGATTGTCTACATTGAGGTCGGGAATCTCAGAATCAAACTCGGTCTCAAAAGAAGCTAAATTGTTCCCAGTAGAAACAACGACATCCTCTTGAGGAGTCTCGTCATAAGTATCTATAACCTCAAGAAGAGGATCAGATTCTTCTTGACCCAACCCAGATGAAAGACCTGCCATAACTCTTGCTCTTGATATTTCTTCTGGGGTCATGGGTTGTGATCTAGCATGTTCAGCAGCAACTCTATTGAGAAAATCTATTTCATCATCTTCATAGGTTCGCTCTTCAGAAGCTTCTTCTTGACCCAACCCAGATGAAAGACCCGCCATGACCCTTGCTTGCGCTATTTCTTCTGGGGTCATGGGTTGTGATCTAGCCAAACCTTCCTGATATACCTCTGAAGATTCTCTTTGTTCAGCAGTCATGGGAGGCCCAGAGAAATCTCGAAACTGTTGCTCGTAGAAGGGAAACTCTTGAGCTTCAGGTAGAGTGTCTAATAATAACCCTCCAGCTCCTTCTAACACTTCACCCAGTATCCCTGCCTGATCTCCAGCTACACTATTAGGATTAGAATAAGGAACATCTTTATCTCTGTATTCAGGATAAAACATTCGTGTAGAACCTTCAGCGGCAGCTATGCTTCTACCTAGAGACATAATTGCATCACGAGTATAACGAGCTGTAGCTTCAGCAGCGCTTACACCCTGCCTAGCCAGTGCTGCCAACCCTGCATCTAAATCACGAGCTGCCTGTTGTTGAGACTCGATAGCGCCTGTAGCGTATGCTGGAACTTGACTTCCAGTATCCATTGTCACCACACCACGGCCCATCAGAATATCTTTTTTGGTAATCTTGCCATCGCCACTTAGGTCTGGAAACTGACCGCCTGTATTAGCCATCACTGGGTCTCCTGCCCCCATCGACCCTTGAGAGAGACCGCCCACGGGGATCGGAGGCGGCAAGGAGTTAGGAGCAACAGGAGCAGGAGAACTTGGAGGCATCATGCTTGCCAAACCTTTCTGAAATTCCTGCTCTACGACAGTCGTTGTAGGTTGTTGTTCTGAAGCAGCGTAGTTCTCTCGCATACTGTTACGCCGTTGTTGTTCAGAGGCAACAAGAAAAGGAGGATACATGCCGCTAGGCTGTTCCATCTCCATGAGTAACATGGAGTCTGGCATTCCTTTTAGTTGATCTTCTTGTTCAAGAATATTCATTAACCGCCTCCCCAACTATTGCCAGAACCACCCCAACCACCAGAGCTACCACGCAATCCACCGTACAAGGCAGCAGCACCTAAGCCACCACCCAATAATTGTTGAAATCCAGAGGGCTGATCTCCGTAAACTGATTTATACGTTCCCGGCCCTACAGGGACTCCTCTTAACAAGCCAGAGTAAAGGTTAAGCTGCTCTCTCGGAAACGCTTGCTGACGCAAGAAATCCTGATAGCCAATGTCCAAGCCTTGTTGAGCCAAGGCTCTTCTTCGAGAACCTGCTGATTCAAGCTGGCCCAAACGATCAAACTCCATCGCTTGTCTTGTTCCTGACAGGTCAGCCATAGATTGGGCTGCCCGCATTCTTCGATCCAAGTCTCCGCCGATAGTGGTGTATCCTCGTATTCCTAAGTCAGCAACGTCCATTCTGTTTTGGCGGTCAGACTCGAAAGCTCTGCGAGCCTGCTCGAAATTTGCCATATCGCCAGCAGCCTGTATATCCTGCATCTGATTCATCAGATTTCTTTCTCTTTCTGCTTGCATGATACCTTCACGATATCCACCCAAACCGCCAGCCATTGCTGCTTGCTGTCCAATCTCAGATTGTTGTCTGGCTGATTCCTGTCTTGCCAGCTCCTTTTGTCTGTCGATGAACGCCTGCTGAAAGGGGTTCATGTACCTCTGCATCTCTGAAGAGGTTTGTGGTCGCTCACTCATTGTTTGAGCGATAGACTCATCTAATTCCTGATCAAAGGATAAAGGAGGAATTTCTTCGACTTCATCCTCAATAACCTCGACCTCTTCCGCTATAGGTCTTTCCGCTATAGGCCCGTAAAAATCAGGAGTTGTACCCGCTCTACCAATGGTGTCAAAAAGACCCGCTGTAACCTGATCTCCAGCTACAGCTCGTTGGTAAGGACTTCCTATCGCAATCTCTCGCAGTCCTTCTTGAGCTTCACGAAAAGACTCAGGAGTGCCTTCAAGAGCCATGTTTGCATACGCTTCCTGAGCGCCAGCCTCGTAAGGATCAAAGTCTGCTAACCTTCTGAAAGGATAAGTCTCATATCCTGTAAGAGATTCGTAAACACCACGACCCAACAGGTCTTGGTAAAAAGGAACTAACTCAGCAGGTAACTTCTCTACCTGAGTAGTAACTGTATTTTGTCCACCGCCACCGCCGCCACTCATGATATATCCACCTCAAATAATGTGTTAACAGGTTCAAAATCGTAACGCCGCCAAAGCCGAACAATGGAATCTCTTCCCTGTCCTTGTATCTTGGTAGCTCCGTTTGCCTGCAATAAAGTTTTAAATTTTTCAAATTCAGGCTTCTTAGTTACCCAACGTCCAGCTATAGAGGTAACGAAAGCAACCCTGTTCATTGGATAATTTACAAAAGAAACTGTAGCGCATCCTCTGATGTGCTTATCCTCGTCAGCCGCAACAATTAACAGCCACTCTCCGCTTGTTAAATAAGACTGAACATGATCTACCGTATAATCGGGTATTGCGTTTTTCGATTCCGTACACTTCTCTAAAGCTGTAGCAATGTAATCTTTAACGCTAGGCCAAACCTTTTGAATATAGTTAGGCTCAACGTAAGTAATTGTTAACTCACTCATGCTGGCATTACCGCTGACTTGTCAATGGGAGAGGGCTGTCTCCCTCCACTTCGAGCATTTCTAACATTTTGCATCATCTCGTCCAAAACATCAGCGCCCGCATCTGAGTTACCATCGCCTAGTCCTGACACCACATCAGCAGCAACTATATACTCACCGGGAGACACGGCTACTGGCTGCTCTTCACCAATCATTCCCATCACCTCGTCAGCCATACCACCACTATCTCCAGCGATCATTCCTTCAGTCTGTGCGTTTGGAACGATGCTTTGCAGGACAACTTCTCTTAACTGTTGGAATTTATCAGTGCCAAACTCTTCGATGAAAAGATTAATAACTTCATCAGCATTTTCCGCATTGCCTTTAATAGCCTCTACCGTCATGTTAATTAAATCGTTGTAATCTATATCTGGGCCAAACCTCGCTTCTTCTACACCAACAGCGCTACCTAACATCTGTTCTGGAGTGGGTTCTTCAACAACGACCTCCTGCATAAACTCTTCGCTCACAGGAACATCAGCCAAACCACCCTCAGCAAGCTCTACTTCACCCATCCGAGTCATGAATCGCTTCTTGCCAATTTGACCGCCTGTAGCCGCACCTTCAGTGCCATAAAATGCAGTTGGATCGATATTCATACCGCTTGTGTCTACAGCGCTAAAGTCTAAGTTAGGGACAGCAGCTACTGAATTAGCCGCAGCCGCAGCAACCAAAGCCGCCTCCGCATCACGAGCGCCCCGTATGCGATCATACTCAGCCTGCACAGCATCAGCCTCAAGACCGTATTGAGCAGCCACCTGATCTACCGTAAACATGTTATTTTCTATACCGTCTACTAAATCATTAATTGTTTCTTGAGTGGCTATTTGAGGAATAGAACCGTAAGCACTTAGATTTTCTAGCTGTTCTGACTCTAGCTTTCTCGCGTCAGCGATAGCGCCCATATTGGCTAGGATTTCATCGCCAGATGTTTGGAAGTAATCAGCAGCAGCCGCTAAGCTTACATCACCAGCGGTCAACATATCGTAAACTTGATCTACCTCTGTCTGAGCGTATTCATCAGCTAAACTAAGACCTGCATCAGCTAAAGCTCTACCACCGCCAATAACATCAGCAGCCTCAGCCACATCAGCGGCATCAACGCCATAATACTCAGCTATTTGGTCATCAGTTACGTCATATTCTTGCATCACATCGTAGACAGATTCGCCTTCAGGACGATCATAATCTCCGTCTTTAGCGATATTTAAAGCATCCAAAGCCTTAATATAATCTGGAGTAGGGTCTACGGTTACGCTAGTATCCGTGACAGTAGTTGTGTCATCGCCAGTTCCCCCTCCTAATGTATCAGCTTCGCCAGCATCTCCACCCAGAGTTCCCTGAACAACAGTATCTGTTATGTCTGGCAAGTCAGGAGCAGGAGGCAAATCGCCTACACCGTAATCTCCGAAATTATCTACACCGCTGAATTGATCGGCTCTAACCGTATCATAGGTTGCAAGAGGGCTAGTGCCGGGAGCTGTAGGAGCGCCAGTGTCTCCTGCTGCCAATAATCCTGCTAAGTAATCGCTTGGGCCAGCGCCAAAAGTGTCTAGCTCTCTAGGGACATCACGATCACCAATGTAATCAAAGAACTGAAACTCTTCCTCAAAGCCATGACGATAATCACTTGGGGGGTCTAACTTAAACTCCCCTCTCAAGTAAGCCTGTCTTTCACCCCCACTACCTTTTCTTGGGGTTATAAAATAACGATTATCGCTATCTAAGCCGTAACTTAGTCCAGCAGTAGGGTTTTGAACCAAGTCGGAAGGATCAACAAATTCGTCACCTTCACCAAAATATCCGCCATTACGCTTATGAACTACTCCCCCTGAAGCGTAGAAGTTAGCGTAAGGATTAGGCTCACTACCACGCGCCATACCCAGAGAGTCCGTCAGTACGTCTTTAAAGCCCTGAGCGTAAGCAGCATCTTCACGTTCATTGTCTTTCTGCATCTGCGCCATAGCGTCTTGTTGAGCTACCTGAGCCTGTGTACCCTCACCTACTGCGATAGGTAACAGTGCGTCCGGCCTGAGAGCTGCCTTACCCATTGCTCCCAAACCCTCTTTAGTAGTAAAAGATTTAAACACATCTCCAGCAGTGACATTCTGACGAGCTGCGTCAAGAGCTGATTGAGCGCCTAACAATCCTTGTTGACTTTGAATGCTTGCAATTTGCTGGGGACTAATGTTGGTTACAGCTCCTGCCTGCTCCATAGCCGGAGTTAAACTTTCAAAACCTCCTTGGCTCACTGAAGGAAGCATTTGGTTTGCTTGTAGAACATCTGTTCCCGCTGTTTGAACTGCTTGTTGCGCGGTATCCACGCCCGCCAAGGCAGACTTAACTTCAGGGTTAACAGCGTCAGTACCAGCGCCTAATACCTTACCTAAGCCAAAACCTGTAACACCACTTATCACTCCCTTCTCAAAGTCTCCTGTCTGCGCCCATGTCGCAAGTCCAGAGCCAATAGCTCCAGCTAATCCGCTACCTATTGCTTTTCCAAGAGCCGCTTTACCCACCACGCTACCAATGATTGGAGCAAGCATGGGAAGAAACGCTTCTGGCTGACCAGTCACTGGGTTCTTGGTGAGCTGTCCTGTTGGCGACATCGCTGCCAAACCCTGAACCTCATAAGGGTTCATGTGAACTAGCTGTGTATCCCCATAACGACCATGAGATGCAAGCTGTTGTCCTTGTCTAGCTAGTGGTGGTTTAGGTGCTATATTCATACTTATACCTAAGTGGTTTCTACGCCGAATAAGTTAAAGCTCAAGTCTGCGTTACTTGCATAGACTTTAACTTCATCAGCCTGATTAAGTGTTATACCGATAACAACCGTTATCGTATCATTTGCAGGTACTTCTTTGTCGTAGTACAAAAACTGTTTGTTATCTGCTCCAGCTCCAGCCACATGGACGCTAACCCTAAAGGTTTGATTACCCGCATTTCGATTACAGATTACCAAGGAGCTAACTGTAGTCTGCGCCAGATTAGGAGCAGTGTATAAAGTTTCTGTAGTAGTAGCAGAAGGAGCTAATTGACCGAGTACCTTAATTGCATCAGCCATTACCAGAAGCCCCCATCAGGAGAAACTGGTAACGCTTTAAAGCCAAAGACTCTTCTTTGTCTGTCTTAGTGGTTACCGCTCTAAAATCATCACTAACCTCACTAAAGGAACGCTCGATGGCTCTCCTCATGGTTAGCTCGTTCTGAAAGTCATACTCAGGATTAGCAGTAGGCAATACAACTAAGTTTATTTTCTGAGCCATTACCGCCTCCCGTCAGGTCTTACATCAAATCGTAACTGTCCTAGAGTCCAGCCATAACCTGTACCAGAACTCTCGACCCTAATTATAGACTCTCTCGTCCTTGCTCGTATAAAAGATTGATTGGTGTTTTCTGTCACGTTAGCTGTCGCCAGTGTAGACGATGAATTCAAAGGGAAATCCTTACCCTTCATCGTGAAGTTCATGGAAGCACTAGCTGTCGTTCCACGAAACTCAAAGTCAGGAATAAATCTGTGTACGAACATAAATTGTTCGCCGTCACCTATTTCTACACCCCCAGACTCTATGTACGCATTCATCGCTGAACCATCAGCGTCATATCCGTTCTCGTGGTTGTATAGATAGTTATTGTCTGAATAGGTTATAGCAGAAGAGGCAATAGGATAACGTCTAGTATTAGCTGGTATAAAAGCACCCCTAGTAAGCGTTCCTATAGCCCAAGAGTCTTCCATGTAATTATACGACACATAGTTCGTACATTCTGTATTCCCACTACCTACTGGGTAGTACCAGTAGACCTCAGAAAAATCTACGCTAGTGGTAGCAAACACTTTATATTCTTGGTCTTTGTTGATGTTGCTAAACACATAGTCCAAAACTGTACAGGTCAATCTTTGGATAGAGCCGTTATAGAAGTAAAAACCACCCCTATCCATAAAGAACACCATGTCACCAGCGTTAGTGGCAGCGTTTGGAGAAATCATCGAAAGACCCTCGTTAACTACCTCAAACTGGTAAGTAAAAGGAGGGCCAGAAAACCGCATGGTGTGAATACTGCTGTCAGTAAAAATCAATATCTCTTGTCGGGTTTTAATTGCACCAACGATATAAGAACCTGCGGTTAGATTTACACCACCCGAAGAATTCGTTGAAGTCGGAGTCCAGTCCACCGGATTTTCCTGATCTGACCAACGTACTAACAGCGGATCAATCGTAGAGCTACCCAGAGGATTAACACCAAAACAAATCGTATGACGATCCGTTTCAGAAACCATAACCTGCAAGGCTAATACAGGCGCTCCGCTTGCTCCTGCCCTGTCAGGGAGAGCAACAGCGCGAGTTCCTGTGCCTGTAGTTTCATCCCAGTAGTAAACTCCACCACCGCGCACTGCAAAGATTAAATCAGAGGCAAAAGTATCTTGAGAATACAGTCTAAGCTGGTTTCCTGCGGAAATCGCTGTAGAACCACCCCAGCCTCCAGCGCCCCATGTGCCAGCTCCAAATCCTGAAGAGGCAACGTAAGTGTTTAGTCCTGTATTAATCTGATAAGCACCAACAACAGCAGCTCCACCGTTGCCCGTATCTGATGCGTTAGCAGTAACGGTAGCTCCCGCTGTGTCTTTCGCTTCTATAGTGTAAGTATTACCATCTACAATCGTAGCTATCTGATACTCTTGATTCAGAACAGCAGCCGTAATATTTCCACCCAGAGTAACAGCACCGCTAAAAGTAACAAAATCGTTAGCAATCGCTCCATGATTTACATCCGCGACAGTAATAGTTGAAGAACCGTTAACAGCAGAGAAAGTAACAGCACCAGCTAATGTGGTTTCTCTAATCGGAGTAACATCAAAGTAAGCATCACCTTGATTCACATAAAACTTTAAATTAGTGCCTACACCAAGGTATTCAATAGATGCAGTAGCAACCCAGTCATGTAAAGAGCGACATATTCCAAGAAAGGTATTAGTAGAATACTTCTGCCATCCACCTATCTGCTCAGCTCGACCTTTACGAAATCTAATTTTATCGCCGTCATACCAACCAGTCCCAGCAGTTAACTGGGTTCCCTCTCGATTTATTCCCGGCTTGAAATCAAACTTAACTAACATCTAGTCTTACTCTTGACCTGTTAACAATATGAGCTTCGCGTATATCTGCTTTGCTCTGACCGAAATATTCGACTGCATGGTGGTGTTTAACTAACTCCTTGCACAACCACTTATTTCCAACCTTAATATCTCCTAACCAACGCCCATACTTCCCTTTCTCTTTCGTATTAAGGATGACCTCTGTTCCGACTGGAGCGAACTTTTGGACAAACGATTTAGCTGCGAGTCCAAATTTCTTTTCCTCCACATCTCTAGTGCGAGATTCCTCAGTATCAATCCCGTAAAGGCGTATACGCATAGCACCGCGATCAGTACCCCGCAGAACGATACCAAAACCAAGATTAACGTCTGTAACATCGATAGTGTCCCCGTCTATTATTTTCTTAACGGTACATTTAAACAGATAAGGATCAGACATAAGTATTCGTCTTGATCATATCTGTCACTTCTAAGCTACGTCCCTTGACCTGCTTCGCCCACAAACTATCCAAAAATTCAGCACTTGCAAGATCATGATTGCCAGCCTCCATGTGAGCAATCGCTTTCTTAAATTTAGCAAAGCGCACTCTGCCAAGATTGAAGTGCATATTAATAATGCCATCACGCCTTGCGCCATCTTCCAAGTCGTTAAACCAAGCGTAGTCCTCGCTTAACTCCTTGATGGTGCGAACTATATCGTTGGATAACATGAAATCTATTTCATCTTGACTTAGACCCATGCCTTGATGTGGCCCATCAGGATGGATGTTTCTGCCAGCACCAATATGCCAAATACCAAGAGAATCTTGATAGGCTCTGGTTTTTACGCCTTCATGTCTTTTGAGTTGTTCTACTAACTTGTCCATATTACTTATTTCCATTGTGGCTGCTTCCGAAATAGAAACTGGTAACCCCAGTAACAAGACCCCCCAGATAACCCAGCACGAGGTTAACAATAGCATCGTCCATCGTATCGCCCTTAATGGTAACGAGAAAGATATACCCAAGAAAACCAAGCATCGAAAGAACTGCGATAATGCGTGGCGTAGGATCGTGAGCAAATTTATCTCTTGCGTCTTGGATGTCAGCCGTTTGTGTTTTGTAAGATTCGAGGTCGATTTCCATCGCTCGAATTTGATCTGCAAACTCATTCTCAGCCTCTTTTAATTTTTCTATTTTTTCGGGCTGGTCTTCTAATAATTTTTCTATCTTTACTGGGTCTTCTTCTTTTGTGCCTAACTTAGCAGCCACCATCTTCATAGCCATGCCACCCATAGGGCCGCCAATAGAACTACCGATAGTAGGAGCTAAAGCACCTAATAGACCTTTTAACTTCATTCCACATCAATCCCGAAAATTAAAAATACAACTCCAAAAATAACAATTACTATACCTACAAGCCATGCAAACATCACAGCTAAGTCACGTATCAAAGCGTCCTCTGCTTTTTCTGCGGCGGCTTTTTGCTTTCTTTTAACTTCTCGTTTCTTTTCAATCTTGGCTGCTTCAGCTTTGATCTTGCCCCATCTGTGTGTCTTTCCTTGACGCATATAATGGTCACGGATTTTTTCCATCATCTTTTCAATCCGTTCTTCCTGCTGATCTATCGTAATAGCTTCCTCTAACGCAGAACCTACCAATAAATCATCGTTTCCAGCCTGACGAGCTTTTTGCATCTGCTCTTCAACTTTCTTCTTGGCAGTGAAGAAACGGCCTACTTCTCCAGCCATGTCTTCAACTTCTTTTTTCTTAGCGATAGCACTTTGCACAACGACAAATGCGCTGTCCAAGGCTTTTATAGCTATGGCGATCTCACCAATCATCTAAGTAACCTCTTTATGTTCGGAGAAATAGCCAAAGTTTTAGCAAAGCTTCAAGATTGTTTGCTACTTTTTTTCAGCGTCTTCCTCTACGATTTCGTCAATCGTGTCACATACGTCAGGTATTCTAATACCTGTAGTTACTTCTGTAGTGACTCTCCCGACAGCTCGTATACCTTTGTATACTCCGCTACAATATAGTTCTTTGTTGGCAATCATATCTTCAGAGACAGAACAACTGCCCAAAGAGATAAACGCCAATAACGTAATTATCCTAATCATATATATCCTCCCCGATTATTTTCTTTAACTCTCTCTGTTCCTCTTTCGTAAGTCCGTCTTCTAATTTTGCAGCTCTACTCTTAGTAGACGTTTGCGCTTGTCGTTTCTTTTTATTTAATGCTTCAATAAAATTAAACAACCGCTGTTCGTATCCCGGCATAAAGTGATCTGATATAGCCTCACCCTTGTTAGCCATAAAGTCTTGCTTCTTAAACTCAGTCGATGGATTCACTATATCTTTGCCGTTATTAGCAAAATAAATCATCTTCTGACTAACGCTTGCTCCGTAACACAGACGAGGTATTCTAGCTACCAGATCGCTTCCAGAAACCAAGGAAACTTGTTTTACTAAATTCATAGGACGCTTAAATCCTTTGAAGAAAGTATTAGGTTTTCCAAAAGTAACTAGACTCAAACGACTGTGTTTCTTGTGAAGCTTTGCTGCTGACAACTCAGCAAGAGCACCACCGAGACTGTGACCGCAAATTAACGTGTCCTTGTCATAATCTATGTGCTTCTTTATCTTTCTCCACACAGAAGCATGAGC